TCCGGATACGATTAATTATGAGATCACAAATGAGCAGTATGGTAATGCTAAACTATTAAGAGCTGAGACTAAAAAATATGAGGCAAAACCTCAGGATACTCAGACTAGTATTATTAGACAGACTTGTTTAAAAGCATCTGCTGAGTTTAATGCTCAGAGATCAGTAGATATCCAGGACCTATTAACGGATGCTGAGATAATGTATAATTGGGTAATAAATAATTAAGATGGAAAATATATTAGTAAATGGATTAATTCCTAAGAAAGCGAAACACGATTTTATTGTAACTAATTTGCACTTAAACGTAGCAGAGTTTAGTAATTTTTTAATAGAGCATAAGGATTATATCGCTCAAAATAATGGATGGTTAACTATTGATATTTTAAAGTCTAAAAAAGATCCTGATAAGTTTTATGGTAAGTTTACGAAATTAGATAAAAGACCTGAGGTAAATTCTAATAACCATATGCCTGATAGAGATAGTTTTAAGAAACCGGTAGCTGTAGAGAACGACCTACCATTTTAAATTAATTAGGGTAGCTGTATAGGTTACCCTATTTTTTTTTATATATTTGAAAATAAATTAAAACTAAAAGAAAAAATGCTAGTAGAAATAGAACAACAGATCGAGATTTTAAGACAGGTTAAAGCAGGTAACATTAGAGAGGGATTAAAATTAGATATCCCTGAGATAGATGAGTACTTTAGATTCAAGCCTACGAATTTAAATTTTATATTAGGACACGCAAACGTAGGTAAGACTTCGGTTATTATGTATTTTATGTTATGTTACTCTAAGAAATATGATCTTAAATGGTTAGTGTATACTTCGGAGAATGAAACGTATGGAGTGATCCGTAGATTAGTAGAGTATCTTTGTGAGAAACCGATACAGCATATAGATGAGTTTGATTTCAATTACCAGGTATCCTGGATTAATGAGCACTTTAAATTCATAGCTACGGACCGAGTATATACTTATAAGGAGTTATTAGAATTGGGTAAGAATGTAAAAGATGCGTGGCATTATGATGGTATTTTATTAGATCCATATAATTCAATAGCTAAGGATTCTAATGTATTAAAAAACTCTGGAGGGAATTCTCACGATTACGATTATTTTGCTACTAGTGAAATGAGAATATTCTGTAAGGTTAATAAGGTTGCGATGTGGGTATGTGGACACCCTAGTACTGAGAGTATAAGAAAGGTACATCGAGATGGGCATCAATATGCAGGACACCCGATGCCGCCTAATAGCTCAGATATTGAGGGAGGAGGAAAGTTTGTTAATCGATGTGATGATTTTATGGTAATACATAGATATATCTACCACCCTACCGAATATATGAAGACTCAGATATATATGAGAAAGGTTAAGGAGATAGAGACCGGAGGTAGACCTAACTCTATAGATAGCCCAATAGAGATGAGAGCTATGAAAAATAATGTAGGTTATGAGATAGGAGGCAAGAGTATATTAAAACTAATTGAGGAGATAGACGCTCCATTTTAGAAATGAAAATATCTATTAACGCATATGGTAAGAAGTACATAGTAGAGAGTACTAAGTTAGATTTAAAGGATGGATTCGAGATGATTAAATTAATACTAAAAGAAATAAAAGAAAATGAGAACAAATAAACTAACTCCTTATCAAAGGATCAGAAAGGTAATAGGTTTTTATTATAAAAGAGGATGTAATAAAGAATCAGTAAACACTTTGTATAAGAAAATACTAAAGGATAAATTTAATAAATAAGATGGGAGATTTTACATATTGTAAAGGTACAGGGTGCGAATTAAAAGAGACCTGTTTTAGATTTAAAAGTAAATTAAAGTCAGATAGAGAATGGTATTTTATAATACCTCCTATAGAGAATGGACAATGTGATTATTATATCGATGTAAATAATGGAAAAAACTTGACAAAAACAGACTTATAATGGAAAATAAAACAGAGTTAACAGACAAACAAATTAGCGAGATGCTAACCCATAAATTAATAACTAGCGTAATGACAGCTCAGATATTGAATAATCAGTTGCACGATTTAACTGTAGCCGGATTATTTAAGCAAAGGGATAAGATGATAATTAGTAATGCTAAAAACGTATTACTAAGTATCGAGTCTAAGCATTATGATAGATTCTGGGATGAGAAACAAAAAGAGACTTCTGAGATATACCAAACTTATGAGCTGTTTTTAAATTTAATGTCAGTAGTACCGATCTATGATGTAGAAAATATCCTATATTTATATGATCTATATAAAAATCATAGAGAGGAGTTAGATGAATTAATCAATAAAATTAATAAAGATGAATGTTTACCTGATCAAAATTAGAGGATTTGCTTTTGGAGTAATAAAGTATAAGCCGAGTTATGAGTATGATGATGTATTCCCGGATGATGAGTTTACGGAATGGGATATTATGTTAGGGTTTTTTTCTATTAAGATATTATGTTAGAACTATTAGCTAAAAGCCATCTAACCTGGATTAAATATTTGAGGTCCTTTGGATGTCCTGAGGATATTTGTGAGGACTTTGTACAGGATATGTATATAAAGGTATGGGAATATCAGAATAAGTATAATAAGGATCTTATGTATAATGGATCTGAGGTTAATTATTATTTTATATATGTAACGTTACAGAATTTATATCTAGACTTTTGTAGAAAAAAGAAACTAGATACCTCTGATATAGAGGGAATAGATAGAGAGGATGAGGAGTATAATGAGATAGACTATTCAAATGAATTAGAGGCTGTAAATAGATGGTATAATAGCGATAATAGTAATATTTATGAGGATGAGTATTATAAGAAAATCTTTGAGGAGATATTTATAGAAAAAAAATCAGTATCCGAATTATCTAGAGAGAGTAAAATTACCTACTGGAGCCTGAGAAATGCAATAAAAATAATTAAAAAACAAATAAACGATTTAAAATAATGCCGATACCAAGTAAAAAAGACAAAGAAAATAATAAGGATTTCATACAGCGTTGTATGATAGATCCTGTAATGTTAGAGGAGTATCCAGATATACACCAAAGATTCGCAATATGTAATAATCAAATATTTAAAAAATGATACAGGCAATAGATATATTTTATTTAAAAAAAGTTAAGAGAGTATTTGGAGATCGAGCTAATGGAGTAGCTGCTTATTTACAATGCATCTATAAGAATGGAGTAGATACTAAAATGGTAGCGGTGCAATATGGAGAAGAGATTAAAAGTATGATATATGAAAATAGGAAGTAGTTTAGAGGTATTGTTTAAATATACCGGGATTCAATTTATAGTAAAGACTATAAGCGGATGGTTAGGTATAGATTGCGGATGTGATAAAAGAAGAGATAATTTAGATAATTTATTTAGAAATGGAGCAAAATGATTGGACTAGATGGTTTGACTTTAGAAACAAGCTAGGGAATACTATCGACCATACAGAGTATCTTATGGTAATGGAGTTGCACGCAAAGTATTTTAATCATAAATATAAACAGCTCTGCAAATGTAAAGGAAAGGCTATACAGAAATACATAGATGATATTAATCAGTTCTGGGAGAAGTCTCCAAAAGCTAAAATTAGATGATAGAAAATATAAAGGAGTGGGAGAAAGCAGTTGTAGATATACTTAATCTCGATGGATGGCAGTTAGAATTAACTAAGGATTATGATCATTACGATGCGATAGGGATAACTCCTAAGGGTATTAAATGCGTTATTGAAATGAAATTCCGGAATGATTACTATGAGGATAAGATGCTAGAGAAGTTTAAGTATGATAACCTAATGAAAATGGAGGGATATGTTAAGATATACTTTGTAAATGATGCTAAGGGGAATTATATGTTTTGGTTAGATGATATGGTTATGCCTGAGGTTAAGTATTTGAGATTACCTAAGCAGACTTTGTGGGATAAAACTAAAGTATCTAAGGCTGTATATTTATTGAGTGAGAATAAAGCTACTATCATTAATAGAAATGAATAAAAAAAATTAGTTAAATGTTTGTTTATTAAAAAACTTTTAATATCTTTGTATCATATTAATACTAAAAGATATAATTATGTTAACAAAAGACACCTGGTATGAGGTCCTAAATGAGATTAGAAAATATGCTATGACCGATATGGAATTAACGCATATTAACTTAGAGATTAAAATTAGATCCAATTCTTTTAATCACAAAAACATTAGTACAGTAAAAATAAATTTAACTAAAGATGAAGATTAAAACACTAGACAACAAGGTATGGGATAAAAAAGAGCTTATAGATAATATGTATGAGGATTCTTTTTATTATGGTTACTTAGGTAAAAACGCTTTCAGTAGCAGTTCTTTAAAATTATTATTGGATTCGCCTAAGACTTACAAATATGTTACTCAGTATGGATCAGATGAGAGCCAGGCTTTGAGAGATGGAAAATTATTTCACACTATGATGTTAGAGCCGGAGAAAATAGATAGCTTTACGTTTGTGGATGTACAGAGTAAGAATACGATTAAGTACAAAGATGCGGTTAAAGAGGGGGATATTGTATTTACTAGTAAGGAGAAAAAAGATGCTGAGAGATTGTGTGATGCGATCTATAGAAATGAGGCTGCTAAGTCTTTATTAATTCACTCTCAGTATGAGGTACCTGAGGCAGGTATATTGAATGGATATGCTTTTAGAGCTAAGGCTGATATCATAGGTAAGAATGGATTAATAGATTTAAAGACTACAACGGATGTAAAGAATTTC